CACTACACAATTCTTCTGATTAACCACCTTAACCTTGTTGAAAATAAGTGATGAAACTCTCTGATAAAACTCTGACTCTGCTGAAGAACTTTTCTTCTATTAATCAGTCTATCTTGTTTAAGGAAGGAAGCAGTCTTCGCACTATTTCTGTAATGAAGAATATTCTTGCAGAGGCAACTATTGAAGAAGAACTTCCTAAAGATTTTGGTATCTATGATCTTAACCAGTTTCTGAACGGTCTCAATCTTCATCAGAATGCTGAACTAGATTTTCAGAACGATGGATATGTTGTCATCAAAGAAGGTAAGTCTCGTTCTAAGTATTTCTTTGCAGATCCTAATGTAATCATTACACCTCCTGAAAAGGATATTGTTCTGCCGAGTGAAGATGTTTGTTTCATTCTTGATACCAAGGAACTTGACAAACTGCTTAAAGCTGCTGCTGTTTATCAACTTCCTGACCTGTCTGTGGTTGGTGAAGCAGGTGTGGTGAAATTGGTTGTTCGTGATAAGAAAAACGATACCTCCAATGACTTCTCTGTGATTGTTGGTGAAACTGATGAAACCTTCTCCTTCAATTTCAAGGTAGAGAATATCAAGATTCTTCCTGGTTCTTATGAAGTTGTCATCTCACGTAAACTTCTGTCACGATTCAAAAATACTGGATTCGATGTGACTTATCATATTGCTCTGGAGCCTGATTCTACTTTTGGTTGATGAACATCTTTGTTACTTCTCCTTTTCCCGCTGAGAGTGCCATCTGCCTTCCAGACAAGCACGTTGTCAAGATGCCCCTAGAGTGCTGCCAGATGCTCTCTATCGTGGCATCAGGCAAGTGGGGACACGGGTACGGCACTCTCCCTAAGGCAGATGGAACCCCCTACAAGACCGAGAAAGGAGCATTCCGCAATCATCCCTGCACCAAGTGGGCAATGGAGAGTATCCATAATGCCTACTGGTTAATCAAGTGGGGATTGAACTTGTCTGATGAATACTGCCTGAGGTATAATAAAACTCACTCCTGCTATAAAACCCTTGTTGATACATATTACTTGTTTCCCAAGGGTAAGATTACAGAAGTGACTCCATTTGCTCGTGCTATGCCAGAGGAATGGAAGTTTGACGACACTATTGATACATTTGAAGCATACAAAAGATACATCGCATCCAAACCTTGGGTGTCTGATAACTATCTGCGTATGCCAGAAAGGCGACCCTCTTGGGTAAATTAAATTATGATTGAACTAACACAAGAACAAATAAAAACCCTTGAAGATGCATTTAATTCACTTCCAGAAAAACTGAGAACTGGAAAATACAGAACGATGGAAGGAATTGAAGAACAACTTTCGAGTGGTACTAACATTATCTTTTATATTAGATGTGAAGATAAAGTTGATAAGGATGGTAAATATAAAGAATATGAAATGAAGAGTATGAAACTTAGTGAGATTTGATTATGAGCAGTGATTTCCTTTTTGTGGAGAAATACCGTCCTCAAGTAATTGATGATTGTATTCTTCCTGATGATACTAAAAAAACATTTAAGGAGTTTGTAGCAAAGGGAGAGATTCCAAATCTTCTTCTTGCTGGTCCTCCTGGTATTGGTAAAACTACAATCGCAAAAGCATTATGTAATGAATTGGGGGCAGATTATTATGTAATCAACGGGTCTGATGAAGGTCGTTTTCTGGATACTGTGCGTAATCAAGCAAAGAATTTTGCTTCAACAGTATCACTTCAAGGGAACGATAGGCATAAAGTAATTATTATTGACGAAGCAGACAATACCGGTAATGATGTTCAACTCCTACTACGGGCGAATATTGAGGCATTTTATAACAACTGCCGCTTCATCTTCACATGTAACTACAAGAACAAGATTATTGAACCTCTTCACTCTCGATGTGCAGTTATTGACTTCACGATTAAGGGGAAGCAAAGAGTTCAACTTGCAGGAAGTTTCTTTCAACGACTTCAATCAATCTTGGATGCGGAAAAGGTTGAGTATGATCAAAAAGTCGTTGCAGAACTTGTATCGAAACACTTTCCAGATTTCAGGCGAGTCCTCAACGAATGTCAACGATATTCTACGGGGGGTAAAATTGACTCAGGAATTCTCGCGTCGTTCTCAGACATCTCAGTAAATGAACTTATTAAAAATCTTAAAGATAGAAACTTTACAGAGGTTCGTAAGTGGGTGGTCTCCAACTTGGACAACGATGCTAGTAACCTACTTCGCAGGATTTATGACTCCTCTTTTGATAACCTTTCGCCCCAGTCTATCCCTGCTGCCGTTCTTATTATTGCTAAGTATCAATACCAATGTGCGTTCGTGGCTGACCAGGAAGTAAATCTTCTTGCTGCTCTTACTGAAATTATGTGTGAGTGTGAATTTAAGTAATAGATAATCTAACTTACATAAATTGATTTTTTAATTATTATGATTGATATTGAACAAATTAATCTTGGAGAATTTTTTGGTTGTGTTAAAGCAACTAATACTCCTCAAATGAAATCTAACGCATTCAAAACTTTTCGTACATTTTTGCAAGAAAAGTCATTTGCTAAATGGTCTAATGGACAATTGCAGTATGTAGGAGATTATGAGGATGGTAGAGACTTTATTGGTAGCGATGGAACTTTTTATGAAATGAAGGGTTCTCTAGGAATCTTCAATAAAAATGGATCATGTAAAAGAGTAGTTCTTATTAATAAGAGACCTGGAAAAAATAAAAAATCTTTAACAAAAGAAGATATCAAAAAAACATTTGACTATATGTTATTGGTTGATACTAAAAAAATGTCAATAGCATATACTACATGGGAGACTGTTTATTCTAGAACAGAATGTGATGGTGCAGGTGCAACATTTAAATTAGAACATGGAGATTATCAATTTCTAGCAAAAGATGTTATTCCTTTAACTAAAAAAATAACATCCACAGAATTGTTGAGTTCAATGGAAGAAATTTTATAATATGTTATCTCAAGAGCAAGCAATTTGGGCAGCAGATCAGTTTATTGATTACTATTCAAAATTCAATAGAATTGATGATTATTTGAGATTTGTAAAAAGTAGTAGAATCCAAGATTCGTCTGGAAAATTATTTGGATCAGAAGATGAAATATTTTCTAATTTCAATCTTCATCCTAATGATATGAAATTTTCTATTCGTATTGTAGATACTTCTCCAAAACCAAAATCTAGGTATAATCAAGAATTATATTCTAATATTTTGAATGAAACTGCTTCTAATCCTATTGAAGAAGCAATTCCTGGGAGAACAATTAAGTGGATAATTACTGAAGATACGACTAACAAAGTAATTGGAGTTATTCGATTTGGATCTCCAACAATTAATTCAAAACCAAGAAATGATTACTTTGGCGAAGTTCTTTCTTTGTCAAAGATTAATAAAGAGTTTGTAATGGGGTTCAATATTGTTCCAGTGCAACCATTTGGATACAATTATCTTGGTGGAAAACTTTTAGCATTATTGGCATCTTCTAATGAACTCAAACGACAATTTGATGCAAAGTATGGAACTGATCTTCATTACTTTGAAACAACTTCATTGTACGGTACAACAAAAGGAGTATCCATGTATGATGGTCTTAAACCTTATATTCGACACATAGGAGACACTGAAAGTAATTTTCTTCCATTATTTCATGATGATTATTTTCGCGAAATGTTTTGGTGGTTCAACAATAATGCCAATGGTGGAGAAAGATTAATCTCTGCAGATAAGTCTTCAAAAAAACTTAAAATTCAAACCAAGATGATTTCAATCATCACAAAGTCTCTTCAAGATTCTTCAAAGTTGCAAGAATTTAAAAAGTGTATTGAACATGCTAAATCTTTAACTGAGAAGAAAAGGTATTATATTTCTAAGTTTGGATATGAACCTGACGAAGTTATTGAATGGTGGAAAGTAAAGGCGTCGCGAAGATATGAAAAGTTGCTTCAAGATAATAAACTCAGAACTGAACTTGAGTTATGGAAACCTGGAACTGATTTGGAGATTATTCGATGAGTATTGAATTGAAGGATTGGTTGAATTCAATAAATTTTTCAAAAGAAAATTTAATGGAGGATACTTCCAATATTAAAAATTACGCACCTTATATTATTAATCGTTGTTTTAGTGGACACATTGACTGCATTATGTATGCAAATGAGATGAATATAAATCATCATCTTGATAAAGATATGCAATATTCATTTTATCTAAATACTATAAGAAAAAGGAAGAGGTACTCTCCCTGGCTCCGTAAAGATAAAATCAAAGACTTAGAATGTGTAAAACAATACTATGGATATAGTAATGAAAAAGCATACCAAGCACTGAAAATTTTGTCGAAAGAGCAAATCAGATTTATTAAACAACGACTTGAAATTGGCGGAACAAAATGACAACTCAAACAATTGAACCACAGGTAAATTGGTCACAAGACCAAATGGTGGAAGTTATTCTGAATGAACCAGATGATTTTTTAAAGGTTCGTGAAACTTTGACTCGCATTGGAGTTGCTTCTAGGAAGGAGAAAAAACTCTACCAGTCTTGTCATATTCTTCATAAACAGGGAAGATACTATATTGTTCATTTTAAAGAGCTTTTTGCTCTTGATGGCAAACACGCTAATCTCACTGTAAATGATGTTCAGAGACGTAATAGGATTGTTCGTCTACTTGCAGATTGGGGACTGATTACTGTGATTGATCAGGATAAGGTGTCTGATATTGCACCTCTAAACCAAATCAAAGTTCTTGCATATAAGGACAAGGGAGATTGGATTCTGGAGCAGAAGTATAATATTGGTAAAAAAGGCAAAGTAGTAGAAACCGAATAAATAGTAGTGTGCCATTCGTGCGGCACTCTACAAAAGTCGGAACACCCTAAAAAGAGGTTGGGTTTTTACCCCTCCTCTTTTTTTCGTTTCTTGTATAATTAGTAATGGATGCCGTAAGGGTCCACAAAACACAAACTCGCTTTTAAAGGAGCTA